CAAATTCAGGGTCTGTTGGACTTGTTGTAGTATTCGGTGCTTCATCATTATTTGTTGTCGTAAATAATCCCGGAACTCTTGTTGAAACTGTTAATGAATCTTCTTCCACATATCCTAAAGCATTACCTGCAAATAATGTTTGATATACTGAATCTGAAGTATAAACATTCGGAGAACCTGTTGAACCACTAAATTTTTTATTAATTATATATTGTCCAAAAATTTGAAATGGTGTTAATAATGATGTACCAACTCCTTCCGGTGTTGTTACATCAGTTGTATCCACAGCTAATTCTTCTACACCAGCTTCGTTTTGAGGTAATCCCCCATTATTCCCACAATCACAAAAAGAACATTCAGGGTAAGATAAATTTGGTATTTTTATATTTTTTAATTTATCAGGAAAAGAATTAATATCGTTAATCATTTTAATAACATCAGCAAAAGTAGGACAATTAAGTTGGTCCTTTAACCTTCTAAAAAATCTACCACCAAGCCAACGAGGTAAGTTAGCTAACGCACCAATTATCGCCCTTAAAATATTACAAATAATAATAACTATTGTCATTATCGCAAAAATAATTACTGATAATATTAACGCCAAAATTTTAAGAATAAACCAAAGGATATGAATAACAGGTATTAATGATATGAAAACCGGTCTGAATAAAAACAACATTATCCAAAATAAAAAATAAATTAAATCAAATCTAAAAACACTATCATTAGTTGGAAACTTATTATTTTCACTTTCACAAGATTCATCTAAAATATTTTTAATACCAATAAATTGAGCATTTAAATATCCTTTTCTAAATTGGTCAACCAATTGTGATACAGTATAAACTTTATTATATTGCATTAAATAAAACGTGTCGGTACAATCTATTGCCGATTGGAAATCAACATAATCATTCCAATCTAAACTAAACGCATATGACTTATGTTTTTTAATTGAATTTGGGTTTGAGCCACTATTAGTCCACCCATGTTCTTTAACATTTGGTACTAAAAAGTATCCTCGTTTAACTGATTCAGATAACGACGGAGATTGATTCCATTTAACTTTAAAACGATATTTACCTTTAGTTGGAATTCCTTTTTTAGGGTCATCAGATATAACTTGTTCACCAAACTCATTAGTTATTAAGTAATCTAAATTCATTGGGACATCAACTAACCAAGCACCATTATCATCAATAACTTGGCCTCCTTCTTCTAAATCAACTGTCTCTAAAATTGGTTTACCCTGAGCATCTAAAAAAATAGTTTGTCTTATTGCTAATATTTCTCCCGGACCCGCAACTAAAGTACATTGTGAACCGGATTTAAGTCTAGGTATACAATTTCTTGGAAGAGCATCATTATCATTATTTGAAACAATAGACCCCATAAAAATTGATGTTGGTCTAATATCAATTCCGGATTCTTTAGATAAATCAAAATCAGTTCTTGTTATACCCAAATTACATATTTCAGGTTGACCCCACAAAGGTTCAACTTCAATCGTTCTATTAATAGTAATAATTTGAGGTAATGAATTTAGATTTGATGAGGCTCTGAAATTTATACCAGCAACTTGAACTGGTGTTGCAAGACCCATTCTTATCAAATCTTGAGGTGATAATGAAAATTCCCCAATATCTGATAAATCAATATCTACAACAATTGTTTGACTTCCGGTAGGTACACCAAAAATCATATAATCACCGCTAGAGTTTGTTACAGTAGAGTATTTGTAATATTTATCGTAGACCTGTATTAAAGTTGGGTCAGTTAAAACATTATCTCTTGTAAAAAACGTTCCTGTTGGATTATGTCCGGAATGGGATTTAACATATGGTAATAGATTATATCTATAACCATCTTCATTTAAATCTGTTAATGTTTTGTATGGGTATAAGTCTGAAACAACCGGATTAAGTTCATCATTTGTATCTAAAGGAATAAATACGGATACTTTAGCATTTGGAATACCAAAACCATTGTTTACACTTACTCTACCAACAATAACCCCATAATCCGAGCATTGTCTAGTATATATTTGACTCGGTAATAATTTTAGAGAAAGTATTTCTAAATACTCAAATTCTTGGTCTATCAAGACGTTAAGTGATTTATCAACACCAGGCTCAGTACGTATTCTAAATGAATTGGACATAATAATCTTTTTTAATAAATAGTTTATATACTATTTTCAAAAGATAATTCAATAATTTTTAAAATAAATCGCTAAGAGAAATTAACAGTTTTAATATTTTTGACTCTCACATTGATATCTTTATTTGGATATCTAATCTGATATACTTGTCTTGGTTCCGCAAAAATAGTGTCATCAACTAATTCAATTTGTTTAGTTACTGAATCAATATATCTTTGAGATGTTTGAGAAGAAGAATATTGACCCCCCACTTTATTAAAGAATGTCATATCAGAAACCGAAATTACACCATTTTCACTTTGAACTAATCTTCTTAATTCAGAAACATTAACATTCTCACCCATTTCTTGGTTTGTTGGGTCAAAATAGTCAGTTATTATATTAATTACTTGAGAAATGATTGAACCTTGATTTTGTGAATTATCTAACACAACATCAACATTTATTGCTAAATCAATAACATTAGCACTTTCAATTGAAACATAATCATTAATCATACGATAATTTGAGAGATAATTGGCAACATTATTTTTTAATGTATTAGAAACTATTTCAGTTAATCGACCTGTTTCATCATAAGATAACATTTGAACTTTAATCTTATTATTCTCTTCTGTTATCGCAACTTTTGCCGGTGCACCAAATTGAGATGGCATTGTTCTTATAATAGATTCATAATCATTTATTGTAACGGCTCTATTTTGAGCAGTAAAGTTATATGAAACTAAATTTCTAACTTCTTCGGTTGTTGGGTAATTAGCCCCACCTATCGCAGCGGTAACATTATTACATCTTAATGAGTTAACTACCGTTGTGTTAACAGATGCTGAAGGGCCATTTACAAAAAATGAAACCGTACCTATTTGTGTTATTACTCCAACCCCTAAATTACTTCCTGTTCCACCACCAATTCTGTATTGAACAAATAATGTTGTATTAGGTTTTAAAGTACTACCTAAAGCAAAGTTATTAGAATATTTATACAAATTTAATGGTTTACCATCTCGAGCAAATTCTCGTAATTGTTCATCAGCCGATTGAGTACCACCACCAAAAGTCATTTTAAAGAAACCTTCAGGTGTAAATTCTGTTATGAATTTAGTTGCCGTGGCAACATATCTACCAACTTTAATACCCGGATTATCTGAAACTTTTGTTGGGTCTTCGATAAACACTCTATCTTGAGCCAATGCTTGAACCTCTACCCATCGGTTATCAACACCTAAAAATTCTTGATTTGAAGGAACATTTGCATATTGTGTACCGTCTTTCAATAATATACTAGTTACACCTAAAACAGTTTTTTCGGGTAAAAATAATTCAAAGAATGGTTTTACATCATTTGCCGTAATAACTCTTTTAAAAACTTTGGTAATACCATTAACAACAGTTTCTCGTTTAGTTATTGTATAATTTAATAATTTATTATTAGAATCAAAATTTGGTATTTTTAATCTATTTGGAAACCCTTCAGCATTTGAAGGTGAAGAAAAATCAATATCGTAAACCGTTTCAAATACTTGACCGGCACCATTTACTTGAGAACCTCTACGTAGTATACCACAATACCTTAAATCTTCTTTATCACCAAAAGCGGGAACCGTTATTGAGAAATCAACTAAAGCGACTGATGGTCTTTGACCCGGAACTTTTAATCCATAAGTTTTGGCTATATTAAAAACTGATGACCTTTGTTGAGCATATTGTAATACAGTTTCCTGAATACTTCTATCTATATTAAATTGAAGGTTATCGGTAACCGCAGCGTTTAGGTCTAATAATACAGAGAATACACTCGCGTCATTAAAATTATCAACTAAATCCGGATAATAAGTTTTTGTAAAGTTTATTAACTCAGTTCTAATTGATTGAAAATCT